TGTTTGTCAAAGTTTCAAACGTACTTCCATCTGCGTTGTAAATTGTAGCCGGATTATATTCATAAACCCCTGTGACGTACACATTTCCAGAACTGTCAACTGAAATACCGTATCCAATATCACTAGTTGTACCTCCGATACGCGTCGCCCATTGAGCTATTCCAGACGTGTTATATTTGACTACAAAGACGTCAACAGAACCAGAACCACTGTTTACCAAAGTTCCAAACGTACTTCCATCTGCGTTATAAATTGTAAGCAGATTAGAATCATATGCTCCCGTGACGTACGAATTTCCAGAACCGTCAACTGAAATACCGTGCCCAATGACGTTACCTGAACCAGCAATACGTGTCGCCCATTGAGCTGTTCCATATGTATTATACTTGACTATATAGGCATCATTAATTCCAGAATTCGTCAAAGTTCCAAATGTACTTCCACCTGCATTGTAAATTGTAACCGGATTAGAAGCATAATACCCTGTGACGTAAGAATTTCCAGCTCTATCAACTGAAATACCATACCCAGGGTCGTTACCTGTACCACCAATATGCGTCGCCCATTGAGCTGTTCCAGACGTGTTATACTTTACTATAAAGGCGTCATAAGAACCACTGTTTGGCAAAATTCCAAACGTACTCGTATCTGCGTTATAAATTGTAAGAATAATAGAATTATAATACCCCGTGACGTACACATTTCCATCTCTATCAACTGAAATACCGTATCCAATATCAATAGTTGAACCAGCAATACTCGTAGCCCATTGAGCTGTTCCAGACGTGTTATATTTGACTACAAAGACGTCAACAGAACCAGAACCACTGATTGCCAAAATCCCAAATGCACTTCCATCTGCGTTGTAAATTGTAGCCGGATTAGAACCATAGGTTCCCGTGACATACGCATTTCCAGAATCGTCAACTGAAATACCGTATCCATACTCGATAATTGCATCAGCAATACGCGTCGCCCATTGAGCGGTTCCAGACGTGTTATACTTGACTATAAAGGTGTCACTAAAACCACTGTTTACCAAAGTTCCAAACGTACTTCCATCTGCGTTATAAATTGTAACCGGGTTAGAATCATAGTACCCTATGACGTACGAATTTCCAGAATCGTCAACTGAAATACCAAACCCAGCGTCGAGAGCTGTACCTCCGATACGCGCCGACCATTGAGCGGTTCCAGCCTTGTTATACTTGACTATATAGACGTCAAAAGAACCACTGTTTACCAAAGTTCCAAATGTAGTTCCATCTGCGTTGTAAATTGTAGCAGGATTAGGACCATAAATCCCTATGACGTACGAATTTCCAGAACCGTCAATTGAAATTTCGCTCCCAATCTCATCACCTATACCTCCAATACGCGTCGCCCATTGAGCGGTTCCTGCAGGAGGAAGGGTGTTTAATTCTCCAAGTCCAGCTAGTGTAGTACCACCTTCCTGAACTGTATCAAACAGTGACGTTGCCGCACCGTCTGCAATCCGAACGACGTTATGTGTCACGGCGTAGACCCGAACCTGGCGTGAATACGCACACGATGACAGTTCGAGTGTGTGCATCTGGCGTGTCATTGTGGACATGTTTACGGATCCAGTGGGTTGCGTTGGGTGTTCGGGGTCCAGTGCGAATGTGTACATGTAAAACTGTCGATCAGGTACACGTGTGTGATTCTCAAGCCCCTGAATTGTTCGAAGAAATAGAGGGGTTCCAATCTCGGCACGAATGACGTCGACGCCGTTAAACTGGAGACGCAAAGAATTGAGCTGTTCGGCGCCGAGGTTCGTATAATCATAGGCGGCTGAACCGTCCGTCTGGATAACCCAGTAGAGTTCCTTGACCGGTCGTGTAAACTCAGTCAGGAATGACGACTTTGTGATGTTTGCACCTACGGTAAACTGTAGACTCTGAATCGTATGGGTAAGGTAGTCGATCTTTGCCGTTTTGAAATAGTCTCGTTCGGCTTTGGTCACGTAGACGTAATCGACAAACAGATTGACCTTGATAGCTGCTGTCCAATTCAGGGTTGAAAACTCTTGACTGGCTCGAAACTTGACACGAAACACCGGTGCTTTATCGAGTGCACACAGGGGCAAATTGAGTCGAAAAGGCATGCGAATGTAGTAAGCCGATAGATTACTCGTCAGACCCTTGCCGAGGAGCGTGGTCAAAACAGGTTGCTTCCCGGCCGTGACGCTGAGATCATTCATGAGTTCAAGTGATTCGCCGTAGTGACGCTCGAGGAGGTCATTCTCGTACCGGAGTTCGACAAACTCAATCATGCGCGTGCCTGTCGAATCGTCGACTGAAGCTGCGACGGGCCAATCGACCCGGAGGTACATGTTGCCAAGAGCCACGTCACCCACTTTGGCGATCCATATTGAAATGTCATCGCCAAAGTGAACATCTTTTGGGAATTGAAGGCGTGTCACCTGGTGTGAAAACTGAGCCGGTGGGCCTGTCGAGGAATCCATTCCTCTTCTACTTTACGAGTCGAAAATAAGTCCGCCGATTCCGCCTTGGATGGCGAGAACATTAAACACTTTAGAGAACACTTGAAGTTTTAGATTCGAAGGGGCTGCTGATACCAACGTGACGTCTACGTATTGTTCAGCGACACGCGACATGTTCACGGTTCCAGATGGTGCAAGTCGCTCTGGGTCCCAAGAAACAGAGTACACACAGACATTGCTCGATGAAGGCATGCTCGTGTGCGCTTCGAACGTTCGAATGTATCGTGTCATGATTTGATCGTCATCGACGAGGATTTCGTTATTCAGACGGAATACGACGTGGTTGATAACGCCTGGAGAATCCACCACTATCCAAAACTCACGAACCGGTCCACGTACGTCGAGTCGAAAAGACCCTTCTGTTTGTCCCTGGAGAATCGTAAACTCATTGACTATTGTTTGACCGTACAGGTTTTGTGATCGTTGTGGGGCTGGATCGTCAAAGGTTTCATACTTGATAATCATACTTGATGTGAGTGTTCCCGCCATCGTCAACGGATTATATTGAATAAAATCTTGATATGTTGCGTTTGGATCAGGCGAGTCATCGAATTCTACAATGTAAATATATCTTGAACCTACGACAAACCGCATACCTTGTATTGTAAGTCTATATGTCGGATCTGTATTAAGAACATTTGTACGGTGAGTAAGAAGTGATATGTTTGGATGAGAGCCATCTGAAGCGTTAATTGTTCCATCTGGGCGAAAGTCAATCCATTCCCAAGAATTTACATCATTAAAAGGTTTTGTTGTATCGTATTTGTGCCACGTTGTCACTCTTGAAAAATCAGTAATTGGAAAGATGGCGCTTTGTTCAACAAAGTTGGTGAAAAAATACATATATTTACCATCAAAACCAACAGCTTGACTAAATTCAAAATCATTCGCACGAATTAACGTATCTCCTGTGAAATATTCCCAAGACGATTGTTGATTAATGAGTTGTGTGGTGTCATATCGTGAAAACGTTCCATTTGAACCACGTACAGAACTTGAACCCATGTACAGGTATCTCCCATCAGATAACATCAAGGAGTTGTACAGTGGATTTGGAGACAATGAAGCAGCGTCTGTAAATGTATATAGTCCACCAAGTGTATCCCATTTTCCTATGTATGGAGGTGCTGTTGGAAAATAGATATATCGCCCATCGAATACAGGCTTGAAGTAATAATTCGTATTTGTAAGTTGGTATGCATCAAAAATACCAGGAAAAGCATCTTTCACAGATTCCGGTGAGCCTGAGGCTGGACCTGAAGGTAAAAGAGTAATTTGATATGAAGCCGATGAGTTAAAATCGGCAGTCGAATCATATCGTAGCCATATTAAATTACTATGAAGATTAATTGCGGGTATATGTGCGGCACCTGTGAGTGTAGCAGTTGCATACGTCAACGTTCCAACGACAGTGACATTTAAACCAACCTGCGTCATTGAAGAAATTACGCTGCTCGATGGAAATATAGTTGGACCGGCAACAGACGTAGTTGACCCATATGTAGCCCAGAATGTTTGTAGAGCTGCTTGGTCAGCTGGAGACAACGGAGCTGTTTTATTGTAAAACCGATATGTAACTGTCCATATTGTTTGCGTTCCATCAACTGTACCGCTCACCAAACTCGTAAACGTTGACCCAATGATGTAATAATTTACTGCATATTGCAAGTACACGTAGCGAGCGTCACTGAGTACAGTAATAATTGTGTTATTTGCATCACCATATGGAATCACTGGAAATGCAGAAAAAACACCTACGGTACTCGTCGTCCATGGGGTTGTGCTCACTCCAAGTACAGTAGTTAAATCTGCTCTTTTCAGATACGCACCTTGTGATCTGTATATGGTTCCGCCGTTTACAGTTATAAACGAACCACTGTAAGAACCTCCAGGTGTCCATTTATAAAATGTCCCTGTATCTTCATTATAAAATCGAAATGAAGCATCAGACTGCAACGGACCCATGATGACGTAGTTTTTCCAGCCGATAACCGACTGTACATTGAAATTATTTATACCATCAGCTGTGATAGCTTGAAGGTTTGATGTTACGTACGAAGCTCCATCTAAAAACCCGTTTGTTGTGATTAAATTCGAAGGAAGATTTTCAAATTTTTCATACTCAATGTCGATTCGAACATCCTGGTTATAAAGCGCTTTCATGTTCAGTTTGTCGGTGTTGAATGTCAAACGCGTGTAGTATTCTCTCGGTGCATACACTGGTGAAGTGTCATTTTTGCCTTCCAGAATCGTAAGACCTGCCTGGTTTTCATAGGCGACGCCGAGGTCATCCTCGATGATGAGTCTTTCACTCGTGAGTTTATCAATCGTCTGACTACCGATGAGAAGCGTCGCGCTCTTGACGAGCCTACAAGCGACTGAATCGACGTATGAAAATCCGACTTCAGGGGGTGGTGTGAACCCGCGGATCCACCCCGCCTGATAGAGTGTAAATGGAGGCGTGATGACACCATTCACAAATCTGTACGCCTTGAACCCCCCTGTTGTCACAAAATCAAAAGACCGTGGATCAAACCCCCAAAAAACACCGCTCATGTCATCTGGGAAATAAATGTAATCGTACACAGTCGACGTGAACACAAACTTGATAAGTGAAGCGTCGTACGCCACGTCTATGTTGGCTGTTCCTACGAAATTTGTCGTCCATGCAATCTGGAACTGTGTGTTAAAGTATCCGACAAAATCCCCGGGCTGGATAGCGATGATTCCAATTGGGAATCCAGTTGGGACGTACACGGCACCATTCACCTTGTCGGTGTACAAGGGATACACATACCCAGGTCCTAAGGGATCGTATAATGCCGGTAAAGTTGAACGAAGGGTAAATCGTTTCGAAAAGTCACCTTTTGTCGGAA